CAGGGAAACAGTACATCAAAAATGGTGTAATAACGTTTCCGGATGTCCAAGGCGGAAAACGGGACGGAACATATCGTACCGTCTTCGGCCCTGCGGTATCGCATTCTGGTATAATCTATCGCGATTGTGATTACAATATGAGTATTGCGATCCAATTTCGATTTATGGCCTGTAGACAACCACCAACTGACAGTGATTATGACCACATGACTTGGGACAATTTCTTAACACAAAATCAATGTGCATCCGTCGCACGGCATTACGACGAAATTGAACAGATGTACAATGAGACCGATCTTTTTTATGACGGTTATACCGACATGGAAAATGAAGCGCGTCTCCATCACGACGATCCACATCCGAAACGCTCACTACGTATAAATGGATACAAGGAAGTCATGTTGAATTTGGAAGGCCTCGATCAGTGGAAAGTAATAAAATGTGTGGACATGAAATTCAAAAAGGATGAATACGCCAAACCCGGAAAACCGCCTCGTTGTATCGGTGATTTTGGGGTTGAACCATCACTAATGGGTTTCGTGCTTGCTGATTACATAAAGAACGCTATGGCCCAACGCGAACTTTCTTTCGTTAATGGTCATGCAAACTTTTGTAAGAAACCTGATACCGCACAATTGCGTGAAGTCTTTCATCGACTACTACATCCTGAACGCGCCTTTTATTTCGCGTACTTCAGTGATGATTCATGCATTTCTGTCCGTACACCTAACGGTGTACTAGTCTACAATGTTGATATCGCATCATGCGACGCATCTCACCGTGAAATCTTCCGTCTTCTTTATGCGATAGTGCCGAAGTATTTACACCGAGATTTAAAACGCGTACTTGATCAATTGGATATGCCATTCGTTGTACGTTCTCGCCAGTATCGGAAAAACAAAGTAATTTTAAAAGGTGATAAGTCGATGTTGTACTCCGGGTCAACCTTAACTACTGTTTTAAATAACTGCGCTGAGATACTAGCTATAACCTAATTTTCTAAATTAGCAATCGATTTTGATGATCCCTCTAAAACTATAAAAACCGCCTGTTTGAATGCGGGTTATGGGGTCACTATCGATTTGTGTACTGAATATTCGGATATACAGTTTCTCAAACATTCACCTGTTTACGATACTAACGGAAATTTACAACCTATGCTGAACCTTGGCGTCCTCCTGCGTGCATCAGGAGTGTGTCGTGGTGAATTGCCCGGAAATGGTGACATAAACCAAAGAGCTGCTGAATTTCAATACGGATTAGTCCATGGCGCGTACCCAAGGACTGAATTCAAACTGAAAACAAACATGCTCATCGCCACTGGAATTCACAAAATGACCACAACTGCAGAGGAAGCCCTTCGTACATTCGATCGGAAAGTTGACAATGAGGATAATACCGATACCTTCTACGTCTCCTCCATCGAAATACAAAAGCGTTATCGAATCACTGATCCTGAAATGTGTGAACTCGAACACACCTTCTTAGCTGGAAA